CGACCGCAAAGGCAAAAATTTCGGCCCAGCAAGAACTTGAGGGCACGAAACTTGGTGTGCAAATCGCCAAGGACAAAGCGCAAGCAAACAGACCTAAACCCATCAGGAGCACAGATTGAACGAAGCCATCCATGCCTTAGCGCATGTGCAAAAAGAGATAGATAAATACCGGCAAGAGCAAGTCGCCTTTCTTGCTGCCAGCCGTGCCGATACTTATGACGAGTACAAAAAAGTCTGCGGAGTAATCCGGGGTCTCAACTACGCAGATCACTTAATCAACGACCTCGTGCAAAGGATGAATAACGATGATGAATGACATCAACCCGGCTCTAGCCGTTGATCTTTCAAAGATCATGAACAAACCGGCTGAGGAAAAGGCAAAACAATTGCCCGATCCTAAAACTTACCACTTACTCTGCGTCGTCCCCGAGGCGATGGAAGAGTATCAGGAGAGCGAGGTTGGTCTATTAAAGGACTCCAAGACCATGCATTACGAGGAGGTTTTGACTCCCGTCTTGTTTGTCGTCAAGGTTGGTCCCGACTGTTACAAGGACGCAACACGCTTCCCGAGCGGTCCGTCCTGTAAGCAAGGTGATTTCATCATCGTGCGACCCAATTCAGGCACCCGCCTGAAGATTCATGGCCGTGAATTCCGGATCATCAACGATGACTCGGTTGAGGCGGTTGTGGAAGACCCCCGTGGCATTACACGTGCATCGTAAGGAGCAAAAATGGCAACACAGTTTAAAGGTGAAGAATTTGAATTCCCGGACGAAAAAACCGAAAAGGAAGACAAATTAAGTAATGAAATTGAACTAGAAATTGAGGACGATACCCCTGAAGAGGATCGTGGCCGCAAGGCTGCACCCCCTCCCAAGGACCCCACGGACGAGGAATTGGCCTCGTACAGTGAGGATGTCCAGCAACGAATTAAAAAGTTCACTCGTGGCTACCACGACGAGCGCCGAGCCAAAGAGGCCGCAGAGCGTGAGCGTCTAGCCGCTGAGGAATTCGCCCGCAAGGTCTATGACGAGAACCGCCGACTAAAAGAACAACTGAAGTCCGGCAGTGAAGTCTTTATTGAGACCAGCAAGACAGCCGCCCAAAGCGAGCTGGACGCCGCCAAAAGAAAGATGAAAGAGGCTTTCGAGGCTGGTGACGCTGACGCCATGGCGACAGCTCAGGAAGAAGTCTCCCGAGCCACCCTAAAAATGGACAAAGCGCAGACCATGCGCCCCATTCAGATGGAAGAGGAAGAGGCGTTTAAACCAGCCCGCCAAGAAGAGCCGAAGATCAGCCCGAAAACCAAAAAATGGATAGAAAAGAATAACGAATGGTTTGGGGTTGACGACGAAATGACTATGTTAGCCATGGGGCTTGACAAAAAGTTACAAAGGCAATATGGTGCCGACTATATTGGTACGGACGATTATTTCCAAGAAATTGACCGCACCATGCGTAAACGATTCCCTGAGTATTTCAGGAGCCATGAGGACGATGACGATCCTTCACAGAACTCGTCAGACCCGGCTGAGGACGAACCCCCGCGCCGTGCTTCAAAAAATAGTACTCCGGTGGCCCCGGCCTCCCGCAGTACTCCGCCTAATCGCGTCAAGCTGAAGGCATCCCAAGTTGCGTTGGCTCGCAGACTCGGGATCACTCCAGAACAATACGCTAAACAGGTTGCTTTGCTAGGAAGGAATTAAAAATGGAAACTGTGGAACAAAACCGTAAATCTCGCACCGCCGAAACCCGTGAAGTGGCGTTTAAACGCCCTGAAGCGTGGCGTGCGCCTGAGACGTTGCCTACGCCTGATGATCGCCCGGGGTGGAAACACCGCTGGATTCGTCTGAGCACCATGGGCACGGCTGATCCCAGCAACATTTCTTCCCGGCTGCGCGAAGGATATGAACCCTGTAAAGGGGAAGACTATCCCGAGCTAATGATGCACGCCGCTACTGAAGGCCGCTTTAAAGGCGGCATTGAAGTGGGCGGGCTGTTGCTCTGTCGCATTCCCGCAGAGTTCTTGGAGCAGCGTTCCTCGTTCTACGAGGGCCAAAACAAGGCTCAGATGGAGTCGGTGGACAACAATTTCCTTCGTGAAAATGATCCTCGGATGCCTCTTTTCTCTGAAAAGAAAACCAAGGTCACTTTCGGGTCTGGTTCTTAATTAAAGGAGTCTTAAATGGCTTATCCCACCATCGACCGTCCTTACGGTCTAAAGCCGATCAACTTGATCGGTGGTCAGGTGTTTGCCGGAGCGACTCGCCAACTCACCATTGCTTCTGCTTATGGCACGAGCATTTTCTATGGTGATGTGGTGAAAATCGTTTCTGGCGGCACCATTGAAAAGGACACCGGCACCACTACCGCTACCCCGGTTGGTGTGTTCATGGGTTGTTCTTATGTCAATGCGCAAGGTCAAACGATCTTCCAGCAGTATTACCCCGCAAGCACGACCGCTCCGACCGGCACCGTGATCACCGCCTACGTGGCTGATGATCCGGACCAGTTGTTCAAGGTTGTGAACGTGGCCGGTACTACCGCCGACAACACTTCGTCTGGCCTGTTGCCCGCCTTTCTGGGTCGCACCATGATTGGTTCCAACGCACAGCTGGTGCAGAACGCAGGTTCTACCGCCTCTGGTGACTCCAAGGTCGCTATTTATAGCGCCGCTGGCGGGACCACCACGGACACCCTGCCCATCCGCATCGTTGATGTGGTCCCCGATACTGCCAACTCCTCCGGCAACTTCTGCGAGTTCATCGTTAAGTGGAATGCACCTAACGTGGCTGGCTTGACCGGTGGTCATCAGTATCTCAACCCGACTGGCGTCTGATCCAAGGAGTAAAAAATGGCTATTTCACGCGCACAACTGCTGAAAGAGTTGCTCCCCGGCCTGAACGCCCTGTTCGGCATGGAGTACAACCGCTACGGCGAACAACACAAAGAAGTCTACGAAACCGAGACTTCTGAGCGTTCGTTTGAAGAGGAAACCAAACTGTCTGGCTTCTCCGCCGCTCCGGTGAAGAACGAAGGCAGTGCCATGGCGTATGACAATGCGCAAGAGGCATGGTCTACTCGCTACACCCACGAAACCATTGCTCTGGGTTTCTCGATCACCGAAGAGGCGATTGAAGATAACCTGTATGACAGCCTGTCGGCTCGTTATACCAAGGCTCTGGCTCGTGCTATGGCTTACACCAAGCAGGTGAAAGCCGCCGCTGTGTTGAACAACGGCTTCTCGTCCAGCTACCCCGGTGGTGACGGCGTGAGCTTGTTTAACTCCGCTCACCCTCTGGTGTCTGGTGGCACCAACAGCAACACCCCCTCCACCCAAGTTGACCTGAACGAGACTTCTCTGGAAGCCGCCGTTATTCAGATCGCCGCTTGGACGGATGAACGTGGTCTGTTGATCGCCGCCAAGCCTCGCAAGATGGTTGTGCCCCCGGCACTGATGTTCGTTGCCAAGCGTCTGCTAGACACCGAACTTCGTGTGTCTACCGCTGATAACGACATCAACGCTATCAAGCAAATGGGCGCAATCCCCGAGGGTTACACCGTTAACAACTTCCTGACCGATCCGAACGCATGGTTCCTTACCACCGACGTTCCCAACGGCATGAAGCATTTCGTTCGCACCCCCCTGCAAAACAGCATGGACGGTGACTTCGATACTGGTAACGTGCGTTACAAGGCCCGCGAGCGTTATTCGTTCGGCTGGTCTGATCCCCTCGGCATGTGGGGTTCGTCTGGTTCGACCTGATCAAGGTTTGACCGAACGAAAAGGGGGGCTTCGGCTCCCCTTTTTTTGCATTTAAACGCTTGCACAGCCTGTTTAAATCGTTTATATTGAGGCCATCCCGGGGTTTCCGGCGTTTCTGACAGTCCCGGCTGACGACATGCAGACAGAGCGCCCAAACATTTCTCGCATGTGAGGATAAAAATGGCTCGTACCACTTTTCAAGGCCCGGTCCGCTCGATGGGCGGCATCTATCAACAAGGCCCTGGCTCTGTTGTCGCAATCACCGCCAGCACCACTCTGAACCCCGTTGACCATGGCGGTCGCATCATCACCGTCGGTGGCTCTCTGGCCGCTAACGTCGTGCTGACCCTGCCCACGATCAATGCCTCCTCCGATTCGGCCTCCTCTGGCCCCGGCGCAGACCCCAACACCCTGAACAACGAAGGCGTTGTTTACACCATTTGGGTGCCCACCACCATCTCCACTAGCTCCCTGAAGATTGCCACGGACGGCACCGACCGCTTTGTTGGTTCCGTCCTGTCTATTGACACGGACACCTCTGGTGCCGCAGTTGGCTTCACCGCTGGCGCAAACGATGACTTCATCAACTTCAACGGCACGACTACCGGCGGTGTTGCTGGAACTTTCGTGCAAATCGTTGCCGTTGCAGCTCTGAAGTACATGGTTTCTGGCACCGTGAACGGCTCTGGAACTGTCGCCACTCCCTTCGCCACTTCCTAATAGGAAAGCATCATGACGATGCAATATGACGTAAAAAGTACTCACTTGAACGCATCCGGCTCCGTTTATGGGAGTCGGGCGCGTATCAAGGGCTTTTCAATCTGCGCCACAGCCAGTTCCGCTGGAACGCTGTTGCTGAAAGATGGAGGCTCCGGTGGTACGACGGTGATTGAGATTGACATCCCATCGAACTCAAACCCCAACTCGTTCTATGTGTTGGTTCCAGGTGAAGGTGTTCTGTGCTCGACCAACATCTACGCCACACTGACCAACATTGCGTCCGTGACGGTGTTTTATGGCTAAGACTCCGGCATGGACTCGCAAGGAAGGCAAGAACCCGAGTGGCGGCTTGAACGCCAAGGGTCGCGCCTCTGCCAAAAAGCAGGGCATGAACTTGAAGCCTCCCCAGCCGCAAGGCGGCAAACGCCGCGACTCTTTCTGCGCCCGTATGGAAGGCATGAAGAAGAAGCTGACGTCCGCCAAGACAGCGAACGATCCGGATAGCCGCATCAACAAGTCCCTGCGGGCCTGGAACTGCGCTGATGGTGGATACGTCACCGCCGCAGACGGTTGCGCCACCAAAGGCAAAACCAAAGGACGGATGGTTTAAATGGAACTGATGGTGTGGAACAGTATCCTGACAGCATTCCTCGGACTCCTCGGATGGAGTCTGAGGGAGAAGTCTGCCGAGCTGCAACGCATCTCAATCCTTCTGAATCGTACTCGGGAAGAAATTGCCAAGGAGTACGTCACCAAAAACGAGGTCCACACGGACATCAATCGCGTTTTGGATCGGCTGGACAGGCTTGAGAAGAAGATAGACGACTTCATGAAGGAGCAGCGAAGTGCCCTCGGTTAGCCAGAAACAACACAACTTGATGGCGATGGTTGCAAACAACCCCGCCAAGTCAAAACAGCTTGGTATCCCACAGTCTGTTGGCAAGGATTTCCTGGCCGCAGACAAGGGGAAGAAGTTTGGAGGAGGGTCTAAGTCTCGCGCAGACTCTCAGGTCGTTAACCGCCCGAAGACCAACCAAGGCAAGGGCGAACTCTTTTCAAAAGGTGGTCAAATGAAAGAAACCAAAGCTATGGCGAAAAAAGAGATCGCCTTCATGGAAAAGAAGGGCGCTCCCAAGTCCATGATCAAGCACGAGAAGGCCGAGTACGGCATGAAGGCTGGTGGCCGCATCCCTTCCAAGGGTGAGCACGCCGTCCAGAAGCAATCCAAGCGCGGCGCTGAGATGGTCAAGATGGCTAAGGGCGGTCTGGCTGGCGGTCACAAAGCCGCTGACGGTATCGCCCAGCGCGGCAAGACCAAGGGCGCACAGCCTGCCATGTCCAAGAGCAAGCCTCTGGGCATGAAAAAAGGCGGCTACTGCTGAGGAGTGAAACATGGCTCGACGTAACGCAAATTTAGCTGGCCTTGCCGCACTGGGCGCGTTGGGCTATCAGTTGTACAACCAAAGCAAAGGCAAAAAGGGTGG